GCGAGGGTAACGCTTGCTGGAAACAAGAAGACCTCTCAGATAGCCTCTTTGCTCCACAAAGGGAGCCTAGCATGTTTACGATTAGGAACGCCTCTGACTACGAGAAAGCCTATATAAATTATCAGTATGACCGTCAATTTATGAAGAGAGTCAATGGGGAGCTTTGTGCTTTCAATACCATTGAGATCATCAAGCGGTATAATCCTAAATATTTCATCATAGAGAACCCAGCTAGTGGGCGCTTGTGGAAATATATTGAGGATGTCATGGATTTCAAACTCCCACATCTCAATCTCACACGCTACAACAATTATGACTACCCTTTGCAGAAACCTACAAAGTTTGCTAGTAATCTTGATTTAGGTCTTAAAAATGACATTATCAAGCAAGAAATTGAGTGGAACAAATTTTCTAAGTCATACAATGAACGGTCAAACATTCCACAAAACCTAGTAATAGAGATTTTTACTAAGGTTTACAATGAATTTTTACAGGAGAAAGAACATGGCAAGTAAAATCAATGTGACAGAACGTATTGCTATCATCATTGAGAAACAAAAAATAGAGGTCGTTACGACCCTAAACTATGATATGAGCATTAGCTTTGATAACAAAGACGCCGCACCCACACTAGATGAGAATGGTGACCTTTTTGAACCAGTCTACAAGTGCAAAGTTCAGGCAATTCCCAAAAATGATGTATTTTTCACCTCATTAACACGAGTCAAGAACAATATCAAGACACTACAAGAGGTTAAGAAATTCTTTGAGTTCGTAAATGAAAACAGAGAAAATCTCTTTGAGATGGCAGGATTTAAGGGGGCTCTTGAATGAAATTGACCCTAAACATTGAGCCTAAACCTCAATCACGGCCAAGATTTGCAAGGCGTGGGAGTTTTACCACGACTTATGAAGACAAGGATATGAAATCATGGCGCAATCATTGCCAGCTGCTCATTGCTAATCAGTATATGGGGCAGCCTATCCTTGAGGGAGCGCTGAGGGCAAAGCTTAGATTTTACATCAAGCCTCCTCAGTATATTTCCAAGGTCAAGAAGAACCAACAGGCCCTCCTGGATGAGATTATCCCTGTAGGCAAAAAGCCTGACATAGACAACTACGAAAAAGCCCTCTATGACAGCATGTCAGGGATCGTATTCCAGGATGACGGTCAGATAGCTTTGCATGATGTAGGCAAGTTCTACAGCTTGAACCCTCGTATAGAGGTAGAGGTGGAGGTCATGGAATGGAACGCATGAGGCGAGATTATGCCTGAGTATTTGAAGAAATGAGGAAATTAAGATGACAAAAACTATCGAACTACCAGACTATTATGAACCCGATTGGGGAAATGCAAGATACGGAACATTAGAAGAACTAAAAGAGCTGTTGCTCTATAAGCGTATCGTGGAATGGGATAAAGATTTTTTACTACTTGAAGATGGCACAAAAGTCACTATTGAAATATCTGAAAGTGATTGCTGTGCCTCAGCAGGTGGGGAGTTCCAAAATGTGTCGCTCGACGCTGTAATTACTAATGTTGAAATTGGAGAACAGGAAGAAATTCCTGACCATTGGGGAGTAGGTTATAAAAACAAAGTAACCATCTTCCACAATCAAAACCCTGTAGCTATCGCCAACTGTGAGGCAGAACATAACGGATATTATTACAGCGTAGGTTCCTTGGTGATTGGTGATATTCATTTCCCAGTAGTTGATGCTTAGGGGGCTGATATGAGAATTAAGACATCAAATGACACAATCATCCACGTCAACAAATCTCAGCGCAGTATCACGATCGAGGGCGTCGAGTTAAGCGGCGATTGTCGGGCTCTGGTTTCAGACAATAAGAACGGAACAGGCACAATTACCCTAATTTTCGACGGTAAGATTATTTAGAGGAGGTGGAACAATGACAAGGATAGTATTGAAAAATCCTTACTTTGAAGAAGAAATTAAGGTAAAAGAAAGCTACAAGCATATAACTGATATGTTGGGTTGGTTAGAAGTAGGTAATATACCTTGCCTCCAACTACAACAGATTGAACCTACTGAAACTATGATAACAATACATCCAAAACACTTTGCAAAGATTGAATTTTACGAGGAGGAGACATGAAACGATTTATCGCAATATGGATATTATTGTCTGCTGGATTGAATGTCTGGCAGAGTATTCAGATTAAGAAATTAGAAGAAAAACGCCCAATTATCGTCTATAAAGCTGATAATCAGGGCGCAGAAATTAAAGGTAGAGTCGTCCATAAAGAAAAAATAGGCGACCTGTACACGATCACAATACAGAACTACGGCATTTTCGTAGTTACTCAAACAAACTACGAATCTTTAAGGATTGGAGACGAGGTGAGATTATGATACCGAAGTTTAGAGTATGGCTCAAAAAGAAAAAGAAAATGGTTGCAACTGACGACCTTGTTAATATCAGTTTTGAAGACGAAGAAATTTGTGTTCAGACGTTATATTTTGAAGAAGGTCTGATAAGTGAAAGAGACTTAGATTATTATGAATTTGACGAAATCGAATTCATGCAACCAACAGGAGTCAAAGACCTAAAAGGTATCGAGATTTTCGTGGGGGATATCGTTCGGGTTCTTGATAGCACTTATACTGTTTTTTACGATAATGAGAGAGGAAGTTATCGTTTGAAACCACACGATGATCGCTGGAATGTGGATTATATGTCTAATTTTTCCCACGGAGGAAATTTTGAAGTTGTCGGAAATATTTACGAAAATACAGAATGGAGGATAAGGAATGAGACCTAAAAAATATCCGTACTTAGGAGCTATAAAAGCAAAGAAAACAACTAAAGAAGATAAGTTGGAGCTTGTAGCATTTCCAAACATTGCGATCAGAAAAGATTTACTCAAACACATCTACACAGTTGTTAAAAATCATGATGGCGCTACTGTTATTTATTTCAGAATTCCTAAAATTCTTGGATACGAGGAACAAAGAGCCAGGATAAATTTGAGTTATGAGGAGACGATGAAAATACTCAATAGCTGCTAAAAGAAAAAAGCCAAGACACTCTCTGTCTCAGCTATAATCTCAATAATATTATTATACCACAAAAGGAGATAGAGAGTGAACAAGGCTAAAGAGCTATTGAAAGAGCTGCAGGATCTGGACATGGACATTCAAAGCCGTATAGATGAAATCGATGAGCTTGAGGCAGGTTTGCTCTCAAGCCCCAAGTGGTCAGATGTCAAAGTTCAAGGTGGACAGACTAGAAAAGTTGATGATGTCTATACTCAGCTTGTCGTGATGAAAGAGGCTATAGAACAGGATACTAAAGAGGTTATCAATAGGAAACTTGAACTAGGTAGAATGATCAATAAGCTTAAAAATCCAAAATACAGGGCAATCCTGAGAATGACATATATTACTAAAATGTATATCGAGGATATTTGTGATAAGTTATCAATCAGCAAGAGCTCGTATTACAGCATGCGTAAGGTTGCTATTGAGGAGCTGGAGGGAATTCTGGAATAATTTGGAATTTCTTGAGTTATCTTGAGAATATCTTGAGAATATGTGTTAATCAAAATAATCTTGATGTGCACTGTAACAATAATCTGTTAGAATGGTAGTATCAAGAATTGAATAAATGAGTTTCCACTGTTGCTACGGCAACCGAGGGGGCGGACTACAGTACGACATTGAACGCCGCCCAGTGATAAACATGCCAGCCAAGATGTCGTTAAGTTTTGCTGGTGCCCCTTGTTGGTGGTTGAGGGGGCTTAGGGAATATAGCTCAGTTGGTAGAGCGTCGGTTTGAAGCACCGAAGGTCGCTGGTTCGATTCCAGCTGTTCCCATTGTATCTCTGTGAGTAGCTATCACAATAGAGGTATAGGGCGGTAATTAGATTTAGGCTGATTAACCTGTAGGACAGAGATAAAGTAGCGCTATATAAGGCTCTGGTGGGGGAGGCACCCACTTACCGCATACGGTCACTCTTTGAGTGGCTTTTTATTTTGTCGAAAGGAGGTAGTCCGGTGAGTGGATAAATTAACCCCGAAACAAGAGCTATTTGTCCAAGGGATAATCTCCGGGCTATCTCAAAGACAAGCGTATAGACAGGCCTATAAAGCCGAAAAAATGAGCAATGCTGTAGTTGACAATAAAGCCTCTGCCATCTTCAATAAGGGTGAGGTAAGGGTGAGGTATCGAGAGTTACTCAAACAGTTCTCGAACATGTCTCTATGGTCCAGAGAACAGGCTTTTAACGAGTATGAATGGCTCAAAAACAAGGCTAGGGCAAGCATAGAGAACGACGGCATCAGGCAAGCTAATTCGAATGCCTTTCTTTCAGCCTTGGACGGTATGAATAACATGGCGTTCCGTGACTTAGAACTTGCTGATGAAAAATTAAGACTTGAAATTGATAATCTCAAGGCTCAGTTAGGCTCTAATGATGAGGATGACACAGTCATTACTGGATTTACATTTGATAGGAGTGAGTATAATGGCAATACTGAACCTAGCGAAACTGATTAACCCAGTATTTGATGAAGTCCTCTACACACTAAAGAGCCATATAGTGCTCAAGGGTGGCCGTGCCTCTACCAAGTCATCAGTAGTCTCTATTGACCTTGTAAATGACTTTATCAATGATCCCAACGGTAATGTGGTGGTCTTGCGAAAAGTAGGCAAGTACTTGAGAATGTCAGTGTATGAGCAGATAAGATGGGCCATCTATGAGATGGGGCTAGCTAATC